CATTAATTGACCAATTTTCTGCAAGTCCTCTTCATATTTTAATAACTCAATCGCAGTCTTATCCCCAATTTGCTGTAAAAAATCATCCCTAAAAGTTTCTACAGTATCTTTGATACTTTCATTTAATTGTTGCGTAGCTTCTTTAACGCGGTCTATTTCTGATTTTAAGTTATCTAAGGTTTGCTCATCTAATAAATCTAATGAATTAACCGTTGTTTCAAAACCTTTCACTACAAAATCATTTGCCGTTGTAATATCTTTTAGTGAATTACTTAAATTCTCCGCTTGCTGTTTTTGTTTATAAAATTGTAATTCAGCATCCAGCGATGCGGTTTGAATACGTTGTAAAGAAGCGCTTAATTCATCAACAGCCTTTGCTTCATTTAGAAAACTATTAAATAAATTATTTCCTAATATTTTAATTTTCTTTTCAAGATTATCCGCTTCTGAATGTGCTTCGCCTAATTGTTTAATCCAATTCCCAAAAACCGGGACAGTATCTGTTAATTTAACAAATAATTCCCCTGTACCTTTAGATAATGAGTACATACTATCAGTAGTTTTCTTAATCCATTCTAAAACTACCTGTAATACTCCGCCTTCTTCTTTTATTGCTTCGGTATTCTTTTTAGTGGCAGTAGCATTACTATTATTAGCGTTTGTATTTTCATCCGTAGCTTCGGTATTATTAGCGGTAGCTTCGGTATTAGTATTAGTTGTTTGTGTTTGTTGAGTAGTAGCGGTTATTTGTCCATTAGCTAAATTAATGCTTAATTGCTTTGCGGTAATCTCATTTTGTAACGCAGTAATAACTTCGTTAATTTTCGCTATTTCTAAATCTTTTTGCTCATTACTAATATTCTTTTGTTGAATTAACGCTATTTCGAGCGCTTTAATTTTTATTTTTTCTTCTAACGTTTTACTTAACGCTTCTTTTTCTAAATTTAATTTTTCTATTTGTAATTCATAAATATTAATGCTGGCTGATTTTACCGCGTTTTCATTTTTTCTTTCCTGCGCTAAGGCTTTAGTATTATTGGCTTCTTGAATTTGTAAATCAATTAACGCGGTTTTTTCTTTATTTTCTAATTTGATTTTATCAATTACCGCGTTACTATTAGTAATAGCATCTTTGCGCGTATCATTTAAGATTTTTTCTTCAGTGTTTAATTTTTTAGTTAACGCGGTTAATTCTTCAGTTAGTTTATTTTGTACATCTATTGCGTCATTATACGCTTTAGTGGTTTTATCCAAATTGCTAATTACAAAATTAACACCATTTATGGTGTCGATTAAATCTGATTTCTTTTTAGTTAATTCTTCTACTATTTTAGTTTGATTACTTAATAAATCGCTATTATCTTTAGTGGTAATTGCTAGTAAATTTTGTTTATCCGCTAATAATTGTGATTCTTGCGCCGCAAATTTAGTTTTTTCTGCGGTTTCATTTAATTTATCCGCTTTCTCTTTTAAGGTAATGATAATATTTTTATCATCATCGTTTAATTTATTCCACAACGCACCATTAATTGGAATTAATTCATTAAGCTGTACTAATTTACTATTGAAGTTATCTGCAGCTTGCTTTTTAATTTCATAAGATTTATTTACTAAGTCAGCCGTAGCTTGTGAATTACTAGCGAGCTGGTTATTTTTTTCTATTTCATTATTAAGACTTTCAATAACCGTTTTTTGAACGGCTAATTGTTTTTTACTTGATTCGGTTTTCTTATCTTCAACTTCAATATTTGTTTTATAAGTTTCCGCTAATACCGTTAATTCATTTTTTAACGACATTGCGGTTTTATAATTTTCTTCCTGCTGTTTACTATTCTCTTGTAATGCAAGCGCGGCTTTTAATAAATGTAAATTGCTATATTCAAGACTATAGCCGTATTCTTTATAAACGGTATCTATATCTTGAACTGATTTAATATTTAATCCCGTATATTTATTAGTCTCCGCTAATAAATGATTAGTAGTTATAAAAATTTGATTTTGTTTATCATAAATAACCGTTCCGTTGTTTATCGCAGTATTTAATTCTTTAATGGAAGTAATATTTAATCCATTTTGTATATTAAAATCTTTTAACGCTGTTTTAACGTTATCAACTGAAAACCGCTTTTTATCATAATCAGTTGCGCTTTTTTCGATAACGCTATTTAATTCTTGAATGGTGGGAATATTAGCCTTAACTGTAGTATTTACAGCATTAGCTGTTTTAACAAAATTTGACGCCGCGTCATCTAATTTTTTCATGCCAGCGGTTTCAAAACCAGCTTCAATTCCCCACGCAGCTAATGCCGTTGTAGCTGTTACGATAACACCCGGTAACCCTAGCATTGCCGTGCCAAACGCAGTAGCATTCGCAGTTAATGCAGGAAATACCGTTGCTGCGCTTTTTAACGCTAATAATGACGTACCAAGTGATGTAAACGCTTCAATCGCTTTTTGTGTACCAAGTGACGCTTCAGTATAAAAAAGTTTAAATCCTTTAGTTAATGTATCAAGTGTAAAATTAATTGCGGGTTCATAAGAATTTGTAAAAGTATTCTTAACTCTATCCCATTCTGCAGTAAATTTTTTAAGCTCACCATCAACACCATCAGTTAATAATTTATGCTTTTTATCAATACTATCTAAAGAAGTACTAATTGCGGTTTCTATTTGTTGTTGACTATCTTTAGTAGAATTAGCAAGGGCTAACATTGCAGTGCCAGCAATATCACCAAAGATTTTGATGTAATCACCCGCAGTTGCGGATTTATTTTTTAAGTCCGCTAAAATATCAGTTAGCGGTTTTAATTCACCTGTTGAATCGCGTACCGTAACGTTTAATTTAGCGAGCGCTTCACGTGAAACAGCCGTTGGATTAATTAATTCACTCAATGCTCTGCGTAACGCTGTTCCTCCACGTTCCGCATCATAATTAGCGTTCGATAATAATCCTAAATTTTTAACTGTTTCGTCAAAACTCTGATTAGCTTGCGAAGCTAAACCTGCAACATAACTAAACCCGGTAGCTAAACTTCTAACAGAAGCGGTGGTGTTATCAGATACAGCAATAATTTTGTCATTAATTGATTTTAAGTCATTAAGCGATAAACCGTAACCATTAACTATTTGAACACTCGCTAACACCGCGTCATTTAATGACATTTCGGCAATATCAGCAAATTTAATACTGCTAGACAAATTATTAATTGCGTCAGTGGTGCTAAAACCCGCTTGCGTTAATGATGTTAATCCTTTGGCTGTTTCAGTGATGGTTACTCCTAGCGAGGGTCCAACTTTATTAACAGCATCAACTAAACCTTGTATGCCAGATTCCCCTACTCCTGCAGTGGCAGCAGCGCGTCTAATTGCGTTATCAAATTCAGCAAAGTGTTGGATTAAATTACTAACCGCGCCCGCTAATTGTGCTAATCCGAAAGTAGCAGCTAAACGTTTAGTAGCATCATCTAATAATGAAACATTGTTTTCAACTTGCGGTAAATTGGTTTTAACATTATTTAATTCTTGATTAACTTGTGTTAACGCATTAGCTAAACTACCAGTATTAGTTTGTAAATTATAAAAATTAGCACCATCTACCGTGCGTAAAGAATTTAATAAGCTATTAATTTGTGTTTTTAGATTATTAATTTGATTATTATAATTAATCACCTCTTCGGGCTTGAATATTCCATTATTCGCCTGTTTAGCTTTGTTAATTTCATTAATTAATGATGACGCAGAAGCAACTGTATTTTTAATTCCTGTTTCAAATGAATCGGTAATCGGTGGTAATGGTGAATTAGTATTACTTTTTAAGTTTTTTAATTCAGTTTCTAATTCAACTATTTTAGCAGTTAGTTTTTGTAATTCACTAATCCCTTGTTGTGTATCAACATTAACTTGTACGCCGAGTTGAGCGGTATCTGTCATAAAATCACCATGAACTAATTTCTTCTGAATTATCTATTTGCGGTATTTCATTAATTAAAATAGCTGTAATAACATTGTTTTTTATTTCGAGAGTTACCGCGTTTAATTGATTATCATTTCTAATATAAATTTGTGCAACTAATAATTCTTGATTAGTAAACCAATAAGCGTATGGCAATTTATTAATTATTTCCGCTAAAATATCATTACTTACTTTTGATTGACTAATTACAGTATCACTAATGATTAAATTAGCATTGTTACTATTAGTTACATTTTGTACATAATCTGGAACTTCGCCAATTTTTTTATAATTATTATTAGGAGTTTTTATTTGTTTTGCCCACGCTAAAAAATCATTTTTTTCGCTATCAGTTAGTGGCGGAGTATCTATTTTTAAGTCTTTAGTAGCGATTAACGGTTTATCCAATATTGTTTTAGATTGTTTATTTTGTGCAATTAAATCTAAAATTTTATTGCGTAAATTTCGAGTAATATCTTCACAAACTGAATAATCCCAGCCCTTATCGGGTCCCGTTAAAATAGCATTATTTCTACTATTCCTAAAATCAGAATCACTTTGCATTCTTTGCTCATCTCTTTTTTGATATTCTGCAGCTTGGTGCGGGCTTAACGCTATTCTTATGCACCGGCAATTAAACCCGCAAGGTGGCGTCCATACGCGCCAAATCGGATCATCAAAACGTGCAACAAAGCCGTGCATTGCGGCGTGCGCTGGACGTGTTCTATTATCCATTACTGCGCTGTACATATAATAAGGAAAGTATTTAACGCTTTTATTTTGTTGTTCACAGCGTCCACGATTATAATGATTTTGTAGATTAGTTCTAAAAATTGTTTCTAATTGATGCGCTGGTAATTCTAAATTCAAATCCTTTTCTAATAGTAATTTTTTCCATTTATCGAATGTCAATCCATTTTTAGTTGCTAATATCAAAGTATCTAAAATACTTTGTAACTGTTCATATTGAGTAATTCCTGTTACTGTAAACGCAACCGCTCGTTCAATTCTTTGTAATTTTCCATAATAAATATCTGGCAACACTACTAATCGACTATTAGCCCAATCAACCGCTTCAGTAAATTCCATTCTTAAACCTCGTCAACTTTCTTTTCTGATGCAACATAACCGATAATATCAGCTGTAAACAACGCACGCTCTAATAAATCTCTAAATTCATTATTACTATTACCGTGATATAATTTTATAAAATTATCGGTTAATTGCTCAGGCGATTCGGCTTCAAGGATAGCTTTTTTAATTAAATGAATTGGCACCGGCGATTTACTTTGTTTAGTTGTAGTCTGAATTAAATTTTCAATTAATTGTTGACCATAATTAAATTTTTGTTGCGCGCTCATTTTTAATTCAGTTGAACTTTTATTTTCGATATCAAAATCATCTATTTTATAATCGTAGTTATTCATTAAATACTCTTTCGATAACTTAATAATTCCTGCATTTACTAAAGTAGCATCCCGATTAGCACGTTCTATTTCTAATCCTACCTTGTCGCTAAAATCAATTTGTGGAATTGGTAAAGGGAAATTATTTAATTGCCATAACGCATTAATTATTTTTTGTCCTGCACTTCCGATTAATCGTAAATCTGATTTGCGCTTTAATTCCTTTACTTCATTATGCACTTCTGCTGCAGCATAACTACCGGTTTTATTCATATCAGTAGTTAAGGTTTGTCCTAGAATTAATTTTTGAATACGCTTAACTAAAATATTTTCTAATTTTTCAAATTCCCCGGACATTGACGGAGTAATAGCGTCAATCGATTCATCACGGCTAACACCAATAATTGATTCATAACCTAGCTGTTGCATTGTTTGTACAAATACTTCTGGTTGGTAAATTTTACCGAGCAATAACGGGTCAGCGAACCGCTCAATAAATTTCATCCAGAACCGCCAAGAGTTATGTCTAAAAAACCATACCCAATACAGTCTAGCTAATAACGCTTCACCATAAATATTTTTGTAAGACGGATTATTAATCGTTAATAAAAATTTGAATTGCGTATCTACTATTTGGGGTGTAAATCCGTTAGGCGAATAAAATATTAAAGTTCCATCTTTTTGTGGCGCGAACCATTCCATTGGTTTATCTTTTACCGCTTGAATATTAATAAATCCATTTTCATCTTGATAATAAATTATTTCTTGAACAGAATATCCATATAACAACGCTTGCCAAGCATTTTTAATAATAAGTTCTAAATGTTTATTCAATACTGAATATAACCATTCACCGTTGGCATTTTCTGCGTCACTTAAACGCCAAGGGGTAGAAATTACTGCATCACGGCGTGTTTCTATTGCTGCGTAAATTTCGTCATCAGTTTCTAACTTTTTTAATTCTTGACGGCTTAATCCTAATTTTTGTAAAACTAAATCAGGCTCAGGCATTCTTTCTAAATAATTAATTATTTGCTCAATCGCAATTTCTTTATTTAATGAAGCGAGCGGTGGTGCTTTTTTATCTTCAGTTAAATTAAAAATCTTTTTAATTAAATTCATTATAAATACCCTTAAAACAAATCTATTCTAGCAACATAACCGTGAGAGCTACCGTTATTATTTGGTACAAAATATCCGTATTTGCCATCAGTAAAACCAAATGCAAAACCTTTCAAATTACTGTTAATGTTAGCAAGATCAATATAACTAACAGTACTAAAATCGCTTAAATCTATTCTAGCAACGTAACCATGCGCGCTACCATTGTTAAACGGCACAAAATATCCGTATTTGTCATCAGTAAAACCTCCAGCAAAACCTTTTAAATTACTATTAGTCACGGCTAAATCAATATAACTAACAGTACTAAAATCACTTAAATCTAAACGTGCTACATAACCATGCGCAATATCGTTATTATTTGGCACAAAATATCCATATTTACCATCAGTAAAACCTCCATAAAAACCTTTCAAGTTACTATTTGTCACGGCTAAATCAATATAACTAACAGTACTAAAATCACTTAAATCTAAACGTGCTACATAGCCATGATAACTATCGTTATTAAATGGCACAAAATATCCGTATTTACCATCCGTAAAACCTCCCACAAAACCTTTTAAATTACTATTTGTCACAGCTAAATCAATATAACTAACAGTACTAAAATCGCTTAAATCTATTCTAGCAACGTAGCCGTGATAATTACCATTATTGCGAGGCACAAAATATCCATATTTACCATCAGTAAAACCTCCAGCAAATCCTTTCAAGTTACTATTTGTCACGGCTAAATCAATATAACTAACAGTACTAAAATCACTTAAATCTAAACGTGCTACATAGCCGTGATAACTACCATGATTAAATGGTACAAAATATCCGTATCTACCATCCGTAAAACCTCCATAATAACCTTTCAAGTTACTATTAGTGACGGCTAAATCAATATAACTAATAGTACTAAAATCACTTAAATCTAAACGTGCTACATATCCATGAAAATTAGCGTTGTTAAACGGTACAAAATAACCATATTTACCGTCAGTAAAACCTCCGATAAACCCTTTTAAATTACTATTTGTCACAGCTAAATCAATATAACGCGGTTTTAATAACGGATAATATTGATGCTTAAAAATATCATTATTAATTTGTCTTTTACTTATTTTAGTAGTTGTCATAAAACAATCCTTATTTATCTCCAGAATAATTAAATTCTGGAGTTTGCAATATTACACAAAATAAATTGCGCGCACTTTATCGCCGGTTTGTGGAATAGCACTGCTTACAAATGTAATTGTCGCAGTAGCTAAACTATAATCATCAGTAACGGTTTGCATTACACCATTGACAAATACTTGTAACGTACCGGTTGCGGGCGTTGCTGATAATACAAAATCAGTATTAACTCCATTCACAGTTCCGGTTGGCGTTTCGTTTTTATAATGGTTACTAATAAAATTAGTAATATTACTTTCTGCAGTTGTCATTCTAGTTTTGAATGTACTAGCAATATCAACTGTAAATCCATTATCAGTAGAACCGCTTACACTAATATAATCAGCTGTACCAGCTACAGTTGAATTAGTATTATCGATAATATCAATTCCACTCGATAAATTCCAAATCAAACCGTCATTTAATTTAGCGTAAAATTCCGCCCCAGCACCTATTTTGAAATAACCGCTAGTAGTAACTTTGTAATAATCCCCAGCGTCTTTTTGCGTTAATTGCGATAAATCATAAGCATTCGCAATATCAATTCCACCCGCAACCGTACCAATATAATTAAACGCATTAGTTAATGAGCTTAAAGCAGTATCAATATATAATTTAGTAGCAGCGTGAGCATTTTGGGTGGGAGTAGCAACTGATAATGTTTTAGTAGTAAAATCTAAAGCATCAGTTAATTGTCTACTTTTTATTTGTGTAATAGCCATATTTATTCCCTTCTCTTTGTACCAATCTCTTTAATTGCAATAGATTATTATCAATTCCATAATAATCTGTCTGAAAAAAATCGCTTAGCCACTCTGCTTCGGTTTTATTAGTTTCAAAAGTAAAATTACTATCTTTTGATAAACCAATAAATTTTTCTTTATTGAAAAGCATCCAGGCCGCGCAAGCGATATTTTTAATATCAACTTTCATACTGAACTCTCTTGATAAACCAAAGTTGCTACGTCTGTAGAATCAATTAATTCGAGATCTTCGCTAGAATTTAATAATATACCGTTATAAAATCTTAACAAAAAATCACCGACTTTGATTCCTTTGGGCGTAACTTCTTCTCCGAATACAAATTCATCAACCCTCAATTTTAATAAATTTTTAGTTAAAATTTCTGGATTAGATACTTTAATTGTTACTTCATTGTCTACATTTGCAATACTACTATTTAACGTATCTTCAACTATAATACTCATACTACATTCTCCGCATCATCAAAAAAAAATTAAATACTTCTAGTCACATCGGCTAATACTCTAACTGTGCCAGACTCTCTTGTTAAAACATCATTAGTAAGTGAAACAGTTTGCAAGTCATAATAATAATTGCCCGGAACTATTTCATCAGTAAACTCAGGAGACGCCGTCCAATAGATAATTCCATTTTCAGCATCATCTAATTCAAAATCACCGCAAGTAGTGGTTATTTGTAATTCAGCATCATCATCAGTTAAATCTAAACTTGATTTTAATGTAATCGTTATTTTTAAGCCTGTGATATCGACCGGGTCATCATTACTATCTAAAAAAGTAAATTTTCTTACCCACGAATCACCGCGATAAACGTTTTTATTAAATACCGCTAATTTTTTGCTCATGTTAAATATTTATTAAATATTCCGCTAGAAATTATTGCAATAATGAGGGCAGCTACCCCTGTTCCAATTTTATAAATTAAATCTAATTTATTATTATTCTTTGTTATTATACTTTCTATTGATTTATAATCTATTTGTAATTGCATTAAATTTTGTTGTAAAAAATTATTCCTTTCTTCTATCGAAATTATTTTTTTAAAAAATTCTTTATATTCTTTTTGTTCTTCTTTTAACTCATCAATCCTTTCTAATATCATCCCTGTAGTCCTTACTACTTCAGAATGTTCTGAGCAAACAAATCCGCATTTGTCCATAAAATCACCTATTCAGCTAAAGTGATTAGTTTTAATGTAATTGTATAATAATCCGTTTCTTGTAAAACATTATAAAAAATTACTAATTTAGCGGTAATCGGATTATTATCGAAAGTTACATTAAACTCTCTATTATCGGGTAGCGTTAATACTAATTCTGAATTAACCGAAGCCCACGAATATAATGTAATTAAATTCTCTCTAGTAATCCACCCGCCATTATTCGGTGAAACTAAAGTAATTGGTCTGCCACCCGTTTTAATTCCACTGCTAATTAATAACTTCCCTGTTATAAGAAATTCCTGCTTAATTACATTAGGCGACCAGTTGAACTCGTCCGACCATTCGAGATCGTCGGGGAGTTCTAAACTTTGATTATTATTAACTAATAACATTAATCAAATTCTTTATAATAAAACGGCTCGTCTTTATCAGTGCGTTGAATAATATTGCCAGTTAATTTAATCGTTGCGAATTTTTCAGAGATAAAACTGTAATCCCCTTCTGGAATTAAATTCGCTTCATAAACTAAAGCCTCAATACTTTTTGAATTAGCTAAATTAGTCCCGTCAAGTCTAATTTGCGAATTAACCGCAATATATTTACCGCTAGAAACTTTACTTTCAGTTACGCCTGCATAATCGTAGCTTACTTTTAATGATTCGCTATCATCAATAGCGCCAGTAGATAACGCTTTAATCATTCCTGATATGGCATCAACTGTATAATCAGTATTCAAAACATAAGTAGTAACTTTTGTACTATCTTTAACTACTACATCTGAAACATTGCGATGTGCTAATTTTGACCATTTACCCAAATGCGCAACAACAACCTCATCTGCAGCGCTACCGCTAGCAACTACTGCAGAAGAAGTATTCCCT